CAAGCCGCACGATGTGCACCCATAGTGCCTTGAGCTCGACGGCATGCTCCTTCGCGAGACTCGCCCCCGTGAGCGCCGACGACTGCGCGGCCTTCGCGGCTACGGCAACCGGCGCGATCTTGTCCGCTACGTCCTTGCGACTCGCGCGCGACTCGATCCAGCCGAAGCTTGCACCGACGAGCACCCACAGGCCGGCGACCGCGGAGGGTAGCAAGTAGCCGATCACACGCTTGGCCGGGCGCGCAACACTGCCCGGAACGTGGATCGAGTCTGAATCCAAACAGGTCTCCCTAGTGCGTGCTCACCACCCAAGCGCTTGTCCAGCGCACGATCGAAACGACGACGAGCACCACGACGAGCACAGTGAGTGCGAAGCGTTGTCGACGCGCGACACGCAGCTCGCTACGCACCCATTCCAGGAACGTGCTCACCTCGCGTCGCAGCTTGCCGATCTCCAGTAGCATCCGCCGCCGCTCGCCGTGTTCTGTTGTGATCGGCGTTTGCTCCTCGGGTGCGTCGAAGTGCGGTTGATCCATAGCCAACACCGTGCAGTGTGGATCAGTCGGAAAGAAAGCACCACCTAAGCAGATTCGTCACGCAGCTACAAACGTACGCCGCCAACAGCACGCCTAGCAGCAACGCGATAGCCAGTGGTGTCAGCTGCATCTGTGTCTCTTACAGGTTGGCGAGAATCCTTAGATCAAGCGGCGGGAGGTAGGTCTTTGTCATGTCCTCGTACTCGACAACGATCTGCGCCTGGTACTCGCCAGCGTCGTCGAGCTCGGTGTCTTTGGGCTGATAGGTAAAGTTCCCCGAGGCATCGCACGAAGCGTCCTCGCCGTCGATCGGCTTATCGCCGTCGGCGACGTTGCGGATCGTGAAGGTGATCGTTTCCTCGCTGAGGTCGACGGGGTTGCCGTTCTCCAAGAACTGCAGCGTGAAAGGCTCGTGAATGCTGCCCTGCTGCCGATCTGGAAACCGGCGAATCGACGTGTAGATCATGGTGCGCACACCTCCTGTTCGGCGAGCTCGATCACGACCTGATTGCTGGCAAGTTCGACTCGCGTCACACGCTTACTTGCGAGCCCGGCGAGCTCGATCCGTGTGACCGCACGGTCAACGTCGAGTGTTAGGACGCCGCCGGCGAGTTCAAGTGCAACCTGGCGTGTGCGCACCGTGGTCATAAGTCAAACCTGAGCTGCGTTGCTGCGACGAAACCAGTCGATCGCCACGTAATTCGGAACTGAGGTGCTGTTTGAACCGTTCGACTGAATCGCAATCCCAGCTTGCAGCACACTCGTCGGCAAGGCGCTCGGCTGACTGAGGGCGAACCGTCGCCGGTTGACACTCGCATTCCAAGCATGATGAATCGGCGTACCTGTCAACCGTGTGTCGAGCGTATAGACGTCGATGTCAGCGTCCAGACCAAACGTGTTCGTCCCGCCGGTGTTGTAGATCTGAGTTCCGCTATTGTTCGTATAGATGAACTGGCTCGCTCCCTGGCCAGCGACACTGCCCGAGCTGATAAACCCGCTGCCGAAAGCGTTTCGCTCCGGGTTCGCCGAGCTGTACGCCGTTGCGAACGCCCAGATCCGACACTCGGTTTTCTGCGATGGGTCGGAGTTACCTACTGAGTGCCCCGCAAACCGCGCCCCAAAAAGATATTGCGCAGCTGAGAACGCCTTATAGATAAACAGTGTGGTCCCCGCGGGAACCTGGACATAGATCGTCGAGCCGTAGATCGTCGAGCGATAAGTGCCGGCCGAAATGGTCCCGCTAGAGGCAATATTCCCGGCACGCGTCATCGTGCCGCCGCCGCCGTAGAAGTTGACACAGGTAAACCCGCGCACGGCGAAGTCCGGATCGCCCGAATCGAATTCGTCGTCGAACGTGGGATCCGACTCGACGCCGGGGATCCACGGGTTCGACCAAGCGCGATCGTCGAGCTGTAGAACCCGCTTTGCCTCGAGATGATTGCCCGCGACGATGTTGCCGCTCGACTTGCGAATCACCAGCGACGAGGCGGGTATGGTCAGCGCAACCGGCGTGTTGTCCGAGTTCGCAATCAGGATCGTGTTCGCGTCATACGTCGCCTTGGGCACAGCTGCGTCGGCAGTCGCCTGCGCAGCTGCAGCGTTCGTAACGCCAGTGTTGGCTGTGGTCTGCGCAGCGGCCGCGTTCGTGACTGCGGTGTTCGCCGTGGACTGCGCGGCCGCAGCTGCCGCACGCGCCGTCGAATCGACCGCGACGCCGGCGTCGCTCCATTCCGCATGGGTCTCGTCGATTGCGACGAGGACTTGACCCGCCGCCGGCGGATCAGCCTCGCTCACGTTGACCGGATCGCCGGTCGTCTCGAGCGCCTGCGTTGAAGTGGTTTGAGCGAATAGCGCATCTAAAAGACTCATGGCAACACCTCAGTAGTTACGCGGTCCAGGCTGCGTGTAGTTCACTCGGATTCCGACCAACGAATCGCCAGCATTACCAGCGATCCACTCGACGTAATACTCGGTCGCAGTGCGGCCGATGGTGCCGCCGCTCGCGACCACGATCGACGTGGTGTGATAGCCCGAGCTCGCTGGCGTCGTCGCGTCCGCTCCAACCTGCGTGATCGTAGGCGCTGCCGGACTCACATAGTTCGTGAGACGCTTGTACAGCTTGAATGTCGAGGCGCTCGAAATTGCGGAGTTCATGACGCAATCAACGCCGGTGATCACCGCGCCCGTCGGAATCAGCGGTGAGATCGGGATCTGAGGCGGGTCGACGCCGTAGTTTGTGTGAAAGTATTCGCCGAGCGCGCCGAACTTGAGGTTTTGGGCGAGGATCAAGTCGCAGGCAACGCTGCGCCCTTGCGGCGTCGCGTAGCTGATCTCACCGCCCATCGTAATATTGCCGCCGACAACAGCATGGCCATTGACGTTCGCGTTGCCGCCGAGCAGCAAGTCGCCCGAAGCCAATGGCCACGACGTCCAGTGACCAACACCCGCTGGACGTCGCGATACGACGAGCCCCGTTCCCGGGTCGAAGATCAGCGCAAGCGAGTCCTGCGCAGGGTTGTCAGCGATCCACCATTGATCAGCGACGACCCACACCGCATTAATGACGTGGATCCAGCTGCCTGGGCCCGTGCGAGTACCGGCATAGAAATTGTTATAGCCGCCATTGTCGGCGATGTTGAAGCCCAGTGAGTTTTTCCACAGGTTCGCCGGGTCGCCTGGATCGTCGGCCGCTGTGAGATCGACGACGAGCGCGGCGAGCTCGGCATTCGTTACAGCGACTTTCTGCGGTGCACCCGTGAACGTGTTCGCTGCATTCTTTTTCGCCGCGTGCGTGTCGAGGTTCTTGGTTCGATTCGCAAGCGCTTGCGCAATCGCCGCGACGACCTCGGCCGCGTTGCTGCGACTGTCGGTCCCGTCCGGGACAGTGATAGGCGTTGTGAACGCATCGACCTCGGTAAGTGTGTGTGACATGGGGTTCGCCTTCCTAGTCGTCGACAGGGATCGAGATGCCAGTGCCGGCCGGCGTGTCCCACGTGCCGGATTCATCCCAAACGTGATCTAGCGGAAAGTCCCACAGCTCAACGTCGCTGGGGAAAAGCACGATGTAGCCAAGGCAGTGAGCATTGTTCCATTCGCGCGGGACAAGCTTGAGATCTTCGATCTCCTCGGCGGTCGGCGAGCCAAACTGATCCGTGAAGTAAAACAGCCACCATCGAGCCCAGTGCGTCCCGGCGAGACTGTCAGGCGTCCAAACGATGTCGTCGCGCACGACGTTTCCGCTCGTGTCCATCGTGAAGCGACGGCCCGAGTTGTAGATAAGCTGGATTTCGAAGTTGCTCGGCGAGTAGTACGCAAACAGCTGCGCGAGCAACGCATAGGGCCCGCCACGCCTTTGGTGATCGCTCAACCAACGACGCAGCCTCACGGCGTAGTTTGCCGCCGGTTCGAGGCGTCCTCGGCGGATGCGTCGCTCGTTACCGATCAGCGGCAACGATTCGTCGGAGTACAACCCCGGGAACCGCACCTTGATCGCCGCCGTGACAGCGTCTCCCATCGCGTCGATGTGCGTGCCGAGCGTGTAGAGGATCTTTTCGTTGATCCCCCGCCGCAACCATGGCGGACTGAGCTTGCGAATCGTGTCGCGGAATGTCTGCAGCTCGGGCAACGCTCAGCCTCCAAACCCTTCGGGCGGCGCCACTTGGTGGATCGCGGTCGCTGTCACCGTGCCGAGCACAGGAACCTCGTCCGTGGCGAGCGTGGTGTCGCCGCCGGGCACCGTGACAACGACGTGGAAGATCTGCGGCAGCGTCCCGCCGATCTGAGTACGAATCGCGTCGACGTACACCTTGCCTGTGCCTGACAGCACGTTGCCGCCGATCGGTTGTGTCGACATGAACGTCGCGAGCCGCGTGAGGACCTGCGCCTCGACCTCGTCGGGTGTATAGCCTGACGTGTTGTACATCCACACCTCATAGGTCACAGCGATTGTCACGTTGCTTGCACTAAACGTGTTCGCTGTGACTCCGAGCGGCGCGGCCTTTTGTTGGATCGCCTCGTCGGCTAATCCGAGGTCCGTGGCGAGGTCTCCAACTGTACCAGGCACCGCGCCCGAGTCGGTCGCGAGGTACGCGTTGACGTTGCCCATCCCGTCCTTGGTGATGCGCACACGCTTCACACCGATGTTGGTTCCGTCCTCGCGCACGGTGTTGCGCGCAGCGTAGGAGTACGCGTCCCACGGCCCGAACGGGCTGAGCGAGCCGAGTTTCTCTGTGCAGCGCGCGCGCAGCTCGGGATCCTTTTCGTCGTCGCGCCCGACGACAGCTGTAGGGTTCGTAACCGTGACGCCGAGCAGCGGCGTAGTCACGTCTGTGATCTGATCTGCGCCCGACGTGCTCGCTGCGCCGGACTCGTTAGCTTCGATCGCTACGTCCGTGAGTTCGAAACCAGGTCCCGCTAGGATGCTGATCGGCGCCGTGTTCCTGTACGTTTTCCCCGTCGATGGGTTCGACACGACGAGGTCGCCGGGATCGAGCGTGTATACGCCGCCGCCGCCGTTCGTGATCGTGATCACGCCTGGGGCAAACGTGGCGAGGTCGCGCTCGACGCCGTAGACGTACCGTGCGACGAGGGTTAGCCAACTCTCGCTGGCTAGCGCGAGAAAGCCGGACTTCGCGAGGTCGGCCATCAAGTTCGACAGCGCCGCATAGATCACGCAGTACGCCGTGATCATGGCGCGTACCACTGCGCCTGGCTTCCACGTCGTAGTGTTGACGCCGAGTATACTCAGCATCTGATACACGCTCGTTTGCACCTCCTCGCGCGTGAGGGGCTTTGTCAGGTCGTCGAGCGATATGGTGGGCGTCGGCATGATTTAGGCGATGCTCTCGATTAGGGCCTCGGTGTTGTCGACCGTGAACGTGAGCGTGAAGGTATCCAGATCCGGATCCGCCGGCGTGAACACGACCTTGACGCGCATCGAGTTCGTGGCGGCGATGTACTCGATCGTTGCGTCGACATCGTCGATCCGGTCGTCCTTGCGCAGCTCGTTACGAATATCGCCGACGAGGGTGCGGAGCTCCTCGGTCGTGGTTCCCTTGTTCAGGTAGCCAGTGAGATTGATCCCATAGTCGGGATCGTCAATGAGTCCGCCACGCGGTGTTGTTAGACGCCGAATCGCGGCCTCGGCGATCCCTGTCGGCGAGTTTGGATCAACCTCGTCGAGCGCCTCGGTGACATCGGTAACGCAGCTCAGATCAATCCCGTAGGCGAGGTCGCCAGTCGGCGGATCGACTACGCGTGTGAGCTCGGCCTGCCCGGCGACAATGGCGTCGCGCACGGACGTGCTCATGGGGTCACCTTGAACACTTGCGACATGGCCGTCCAGGTCGCGCCGATCGTGGTGATCAGCGCCAACGCGTTGCAGTGCTGCGTCCCTCCCGAACCGCCGGGCACGCCTGCCGAAAGCGCCGTCGTTAGCGCTGCGCCCAGGCCGTTGACGTTGCCGTCGTATGCGTAAACGTGCACGCCAGCGGCGGCGAACAAGCCTTGCAGCGCGACGATAATGTCGAGGTTCGCATTGATCGCGGTGACTGCCGCGAGCAGGTCGTTGATCAGCGCTGTCACCGCGGCGATCTGCGCCGAGATGTCAGGTGCGGGTAGCCCTAGCGCGATACCCGACTCGATCGAGGTGACGATCGACTGTGCGAGGATTAGTTGCTGCGCAAAGTCGATCGGAGCGGGCGCGAACGCAGCAAGCGCGTCGAGTCGCGACTGAATGTCGGGAAGCGCCGCATTGATCCCGTTCGCGCCGGCCTCGAGCCCCGAAGCCGCCCCGGGGAGCTCCTGTCCGATCGTGAGTTCGCCGACATACGCGAGCGTCATGTTGCGATCTTCACTTTCCCGCTGCCCGCTGTGATCGAGCCCTCGGTCTTGCTCATGGGAAACGTCAGCACTCCAGTCGCCGGCGAGCCGCCGATCGTTCCGCTGAAGATCGCCGGCGGCAGCAACACCTCGACGGCGTCGCCTTGGCGCGCTGCAGCGGGCCCAGTCGTTCCGCCAATGACGAGCGACACAGGCACGAACCCGACGCCGCTCTTGCCGGCGTAGTGCGTCACGATCGGCATTGCCGGATTGCCCTCAATGAACGCGACCAGCACCTCAGCCCCAGGGGTGAGCTCTGCATGAACACCGGCAACGCCTGGCCACTGCGCGATCGGTTGGATGTCAGGAAGCCCCGCCGCCTTGCGTACAGCTTGCAGCGCACAGCGGCCGTCGCTCGCCATACTCACAACGCGATAGCGGTAGTGAGCGAGCAACTTGCCATTGGTCGAGCGCTGCGAGATCGCGCGCATCAAGGCGGCCAGTCGACCGGCTTCGCTGGCGCTGCCGCCACACCAGACCGTCGCGCGCAACTCGTTGGAGCTTACGGTTACCTCGAAATCGCGGATGACCTGAGGAGCGTCCAAGCGCTCGGCAATGGTCGCCCCAATCGAAAGTGACGCAACATCATCTATCGAGAGCGTTGCAACCCTGTTTCGAGGATCGAACGCCAGCACCTCGTAAAGGCTCGAATCCAGGGAGGTCGCAGGCCTCGGGCCGGCATGTGTGACGCCGGCGTAGTCGACCCACCAAGCAACTTCTTTCCCGGCGGCCGCCTCCAATACAACCGACGCCGGCGTCGCACTTCGAACGAAGTCCGCGCCTACGCGTTCACTCGCAGGGACGAACGTACCGAGCGTCTCGCCTATGCTGCGTGCGACGTCGCCGGCGATCAGACTCGCCTTGACGCCGGCGTCGTTGTGGTAGTCCTTTGGCGCAACGATCTTCCCCCACGCTGCAGCGCCGCCGACGATCCGGGTTCTACGCTGCGACGCGAACGTGCCGTCGTTGACCGTGACGACCGTTCCCGACAGCTGCAGCGTCCCGAGCTTCGCGGTGACTCGCCCGGCGAGCTCGGGAGCGTCCTCGAAATCGACCTCGAGAAACCAAGGCCCTATGTTGCTGACGTTCAGCTTAGCCTTGGTGGCTCGATGCCCCGCAACTGTTGCGAAGGCCTCGTCTGTCATGGTGCCGCCAATAGCTGCGCGATGGTTTTGGTATTCTCGGCGATCTTCTGTTCGATCGGGTCAACTGGCGTTGCAGTCGCGCCGTCCGGCGTAGATAGCGAGGGCTTGAGTTTGCGCCATTCGATCAGCTTGATCTCGATCGACCATTCGCCATCGTCGGTCTGTTCGGCGCCGCCAACGTCCTCGATCACGACCGCGCGGATCCCGATGTCGACGAGGATCGGGTGTGCAATGTCGATGGCCTTGGGTCGCTTGCCGAGCGGCGGTTTCGCAACGATGGGGCGAAACTTCTGCCAGTCGGTCCAGTCTTGCGCGGTGTACAGCCGCAGCTTCACGCTGAAGTGCGAGAGTTTGAGACCGAGGAAACGCAGCCGTGCGCCTGATAGCCCGTACCCGCGCCGTTCCTCCCATTCTCGCGGCGAGCTCGGCCCGACGACGTCAGCAAGCCCCGGCGTGCGTTTGCCGGCGAACAGTACGAAATCGATCGGGTTGACAAAGGGGTTCCAAGTCATGTCCCCCCCGTAACAGGCGCACCCATCTCGAGCGCGACGCCCTCGAGCATCGATTCGAGCTCGCGCCTGATCGACTGCACGATCTCGGCGGGGCTGTCCTTGCCCTTCTCCATGTGCACATGGACGCCGCCGTTGATCGTGACCGAGCGCGCGCCGGCAGATCCCTGGCTACGCGTCGCAGCTTCGCGCCCCAAGCCTTGCGACAAACGAGGAGCACCCGGCGCAAGGTCTTGTTTCGCCATCGCATCGACGCTGCGTCGTGCCTTCGGCGCGCCACTGTCGACACCTGTGGCGACGCCGTGAGAAATGGCGAGGCCGTGACGCATGAACACTTTCGACGGCGAGCTGATCCCAAGCGCCGATTTGAACGCGCTCGCCGCCTTGCCGCCCAGGTCTTTCACTTCCTTGACGACCCAAGTTGCGCCGGACTTGATCCCGTTGACCAAGCCCTGCCAGACCGTGCGCCCGAGATCGGTCCAGTCGATTTCCTTCCACACCGTGTAGAACAGTTTGCCGATCTGATAGAGGCCCCAGAGCGCCGCGGCCGCGAGTAGGAACGGTGCGGCCAACACGAGACCCTCAAACGCGAGCGACGCGGTTGCGGTGACGAGCTTCCACATCGCCGGAACTAGTAGCGACGTCATTTTGACGCCGAGTCCCACGGTTGCGATGGCCGCTGTTGTCAGCCCCGCTGCAAACAACCCAACGGCGACCTTGCCGGCTGTGAGCGCCGCATTCGTGAGGTCGATTCCCTTGGTAACATCACCTGATCCGAACGTGCGCCGAAAGGCCGCTCGCGCTTGCAGCACGGCAATCACGATCGCCTGTGCGCCAAGGATCATTCCCTGAAAGAAGCGCTTGATCAGCGGCGCTGCAGCGGTCGCCGAGTTGACGAGCGGCTGAATCAAGATCGTGAGCAACTGTTTGAGCGCGCGCCCGCTCGCGGTGCTCTGACTGAACAGATCGACGATCGACTTGCGCGCTTTGAGCCACTGGTCGATCTTGAGCTCCGAGAACAGTGCGGCGAACGACTCTTGTTGCTTCTGAGTCTGGACAGTCAGCGACTCCATTTGCTTCTGCGCAATGCCGCCCAGGCGCGCCTTCACGTTGTCGGCGAGCTTGGTCACTGACTGACCTGTCAGGTTCGCGCCTGCGGCCCAGTTGGCGAACATGTTCGCTTGCGCCTCGCCTTGCACGCTCGCCTTGATCGCGACGCCCTCGAGCGCAGCCGCCAAGTTGTTGCCGCGCAACCCCATCCGATACAGCTGATCGTTGTAGCCGGCGATCTTCTCTCGACTGAGCGCGCTCGACGCAGCGACGCGGTCGATTCCTTCCTGCATCTCCTTTGCGTTGCCGGCTGCGATTCCATACCAATTTCGTAATTTCGTGAGGCCCTCGAGCCGTAGCAGCTCGGAGCGGCGCGCGTCGGCCTGGGCGACGCCGTACTTGGTGAGCGCAAGCGTCGCGCTCGCTGTCGCTGCGACGAGCAGCACGAGGCCCGCGACGATCGCGACAAGCCCCGCTGCGATGAATCCGCCGCCGACAAGCGCTGCGAACTTTTGGAAGCCGGCGATCATACCGGCGAGCGGGCCACCCATCATGGAGCCTTGTTTCGCGAGCGCCGCGAGTCGGTCCTGCAGGCTCTGCCCCTTGCTCGCCGTCCCGGTGAAACTTCCGCCCAACATGACGATTGCGCCTTGTGCCTGGGCGATCGCGTTTTTCTTGTTCGTGATCTGATCCTGCAACGCGCGAAACTGTTTGATGTTGACGACCTGTGCGCCTTGCAGGTTGCGCATCGCCTTTTGCATCGCGGCGAGCGCCTTCGTATCGCCCTCGATTTGTTTCTCGAGGTCTTTGAGTCCGCGCGCGGCTTTGATCGCGGGACTCGACATTTCCTCGTCGAGCTCGATCGCAAACCTGGCCTTTTGCTCCTCGCCAGACACGTGTGTCAGCCCTCCTTAGGCGCGGTCAATGCTTTCCGAATACGCTGCAACTCGGTGTGACACTCCAAGATCAACAACGCTCCCACGTACGCTCTGGCGGTCGCCGCCTCAGTCGGATGCACATCCTTACCCATCGCTGCGAGCAGGCACGCGGCGGCGACTCCAGCCTCGTCTCGCGCCAGCTTTCGCAGCTCCTCTATTTTGCGCTGACCTCCTCGGCTCTGAACCCGGCGAGCATCACGCATGCATCGGCCACACGTAGCAGCGTCGCGGGCTGTTCCTCGAGGATCTCGTCGAAACGGGTTTTCGACGGGTACACGATGCAGGTTCGCACAAACTGATCGATGTCCTTGGTTTTGGTTTGCCCGCGGTCTTGATAGCGCTTGTAGATCGCCGCGTGCGGTCGCTTCACGATCACGGCGCCTAGCTCTGTCTGGACGACAGCGATTTTCTTGCCAACTGGGCCATGTTCGAGCTCGGCCTGTTCGAGCGCCTCGTCGTCGAGCAACCCCTGCTTTTCGGCTGCGAGCTCCTCGGCTGGTAGACGCTCGTTCTCACGCTTGAGGGCGGCGTCGCGCAGCTGTGAACGCCTGAGCTTGACGGCCTCGAGCTCGGTCTTGATCGGATCCTTCTGTTCGACGGGCTTCGCGAGTTCGGTCGACTCAGCTGGGTTTTTGTCTAGAGCTTCGGTCACGGTGCACCACGGCTTTCGTCGAACAATGTGAATCCGTTACGACGAATCAACATCGCATCGATCTCGATCTCCTCTTTCTCGGGATCGGCGTTTTCCTCGTCGTTTGTGCTGTTGCCCACCCACACACAGCGCTCGAGTTGCACCGTGATCGGCTGCTCGCCGGTATCGACGTATTGCACGACGATCTCGAATTCCACATCGCCGTAGCTCTTTTGATCAGGCGCGCGTGCTGCGAGCTGCGCTCGAAACGCCGCGACCGAACCCTTCCACCCGGTAAGCTTCACCGGTTCGATCGTGTACTTGCCGCGCGATCGGCCGCGGGGAGCTTGGTGGCGTCCCATTCCATACGCTTTGACGCGCTCGCGCTTGTCGGCGTACGTGATCCCGGTGAAACCGTAGAATCGGTCGCCGTCCAACTTGAGGACTATCGATCCCCAGCTAAACTGGTTTCCGTTGACGCGAACTGGATCTGACATGTTGCTCCTTAGACCGGTTGCACTTGCAGTGCGGGATTGTTGAAGCCGACGTCTAGGTTGATGAATTCCGGGTATGCGAGCGGGATAACGCGCGCTTGGCCGGTGAGCGTCTTGGTGCTTAGGACGTTGTCTGTGCGCGACAACGTGAACGACACGTCCGAGGCCTTCGGCTTCGCGAGCAACAGCGTCGCCATCGCGCTACTCGCGCCTCGCTCGATCTCGAGGGCCTCCTCTTCGAGAATGAAGCCCGTGACCTTGCTCACGAGCACGGGCCGGTTGAGTCGACGAATGAAGTAGCTCCGCAACGCAACCTGCGCGAGATTCAGCACGCGCCGATGTGGCATGAGCTGGAAGTCGGAGCCGTCGACGTAGAACAGTCGCGGCCGATTGATGTAGACGCCTTGCAGACCCTCGATCGTGCGCGCGACCGCATAGCGCGAATCGTCAAGCCCCGGATTGATCGATTCGTCGTGCTCGTCGGCGTTGCCGTTCGAGTCGCGGATCGAAGTTCCGGGCAAGGGCCCGAGGTTCGGATCTGCAACGTTGATCTCCTCTGTTCCGTTCGCCTCGCGCGCTGCAGCCGCGAAGCTCAGCGGGCGCTTATACGTGCGCCCGACAGTGCTCGACTGCAGCTTGATCGCGCCGGCGTACAGCGAGCCGTATTTCGTAGTTTTCGCGCTGAAGATCGTGTCTAGCGCCGTCTTGTATGACGACTCCGACTCGCCAATGTTCGGCACGCGCGTGTTACCGATCCAGCCGCGATACTTGCCCTTGGTCGCCATCGTTGGAAACTTGGCGTCGAGCGTGTCGAACAGTGTCGCCGTGAGCGGTACCGTGACCTGAACGAGCTCCCACGGTTGCAGCACGTTTGCGAGAGCGTCCATCGCCGTGCCGAGCTCGGTTGCGTTAGGAGCTGGCGCGGTCGCGCGCGCGGTGTGGTAATCGCCTGCCACGAACGTCCCCGCACCAAGTGCGAACGAGACGCCTCCCGCTTCCGGGATCGTGATCGACGTCGCGGTCCCAAGCGCAGTCTCGGCACCGTAGTTTCGGCCGCCGTCGAGGCTGAGCTTGTATGTCGCGCCCGCTGTGCCGCGCGTTCCGCCGGTGACGAATAACAGCTTGAACTCGTAATCGTCGTTGGGCGTCGGCGACGCTGTAATCGTGACTACGCTTGTCCCCGTTGCAACCGATGTGACTGCCGTCACTGAGGCGGCCGTCGTTTGCCCCGTGCGCGTGATCAGAACTGGCTTGCCGTAGCGCTCGATGTAGTGCGCCGCGGCTTCCACGTTCGGCCCAGCTCCGAAATCGGTCTGTATATCCTTGATGCGTGCATATGCTGCCGGCGTGTCGAGTGGTCCCGACGAGCTTACCCCGAGGCATGCGTGCAGATTTCCAGAGCCCGGCGGCAATATACCGAGGGCGCCGTCGAGCTCAGTGATCAAAACGTTCGGTTGCGTCATGCCTTCCCTCGTTACGGCTCGTCGGCCGCGGAAACAGTTAGGGTGTCCGTTACGTCGAGTTCGCTCACCGCGACCTCGGTTTTGCTGTCGACAGGGATCCCAATGTGCGGCTCGTCTGGCACCATCGCCTCGACGGCAACAACGACGATCAACGCAGCGCCATAACGGCGCTCGTTCTTGCTCGTGTCCCATGCGATCGACTTGACGGTGTGTGTCCCGTGAGCCGCGAGGTAGATCGCGCGACGCCAAGCGTCGTAAAGCAACCGCACGCGCTTATAGTTGGCGCGCTCGTTCTCGAGATCGGCGATCTCAGCGGCGGCGTCCGAGGAGATCACGCACTGAAACAGCTCGCGAAACGTCGCGAGCGGTCGCGGGTTGCGACCCACATTTCGTGGCGGCGCGTCCTCGCCGGCGTTGCCTCCCGGCGCGCCGGGAACCCAACAAATGCGATCACCCTCGCGTTGCTGCGCAGGCTCGCGCCAGCCGAACACGTTCGCTACGTTCGAGCCCTCTCCCTGAAAGAGATCGCTCACGCGGTCGAACAGATCCAGCACTGCAAGGATGTCACTCATTGCCAGTCATCCTTGCGAAGTGCTGGCCCAACACATCCTTGATCGCGCGATTCATGCTCGGCGGGATCTCAGCGGTTGGAATGATCTCACGCGCGAGGCCACCTCGAGCGCGTCCCAAGTGGTGCCGCGCCTCGGGCCCGCTGACCTGTGTGATTACAGTCGTGCCTACCGCGACGACCGTAAGGGCGGCGGCAGCGTGTTGCAGCGGTCGACCGCCCTCCTTAGTCGGCGGCCACGGCTTGCCGTAAGCATCTGTCCCCGCCGCGATCGTTTGTTGCAGCTCGCGCTCGACTGCGTCGGCAACGTCAGGCGCAGCTTCGCGCGCAAGTCCGGGCAACGCCTCGACGCGCTCGATCATGCGGGCGAGCTGTGCGAAACCATCGCTCACAGGATTGTCCCCCCGCCGCCGTTGGCGTCCTCGTTGTGACCGACGTCGCCCTGTACATCCGTAAACGCGTAGGGCGAGGTCTCGCTGTACACCTGAGGAAACCCGCGCTCGACACCACTCTCGGTAGTGTCGGCACGTTTCGGAAGCTCGAACAGCCCATCGACACTATCGGCGGCTTCCTTGATCTCCGCCATCGCCTCGGTGCGATCTTGCTCGTACAGCTGCCCCTGTTTGTCCGTTGGATCATAGCCGCGCTTTTTGTACGCCTCGCGCGTCACGATTTTGGTGATCCAACGCTCGACGATCACCGGCGGGGGAGACGCGAACGGCGCGTCGTAGCGCTTGCTTAGGCGGCTATCGAGCCATGCGCTTTCGGCTTCAATCTGCGCCAGTGTCCAGCCGGGCGTAGCTTTTTCGATCGTGTCGATGTAGCTCGACGGGATGCTCGAAAGCAGCTTGAAGCGCTCGACTGTGAGATAGGCGGCCATGCGTGTTTCATCTCGAAACCATCACGACACCGGTCGTCGCCCTCATAGGAGGTTCACAAAGGGGCAACGACCGGCGTCGTGCGGAGCGTGCGTGTGTCAGGTCGCGTCGACGCGGAACAGCAAGTAGGGATGACCGGGCTCGACTACGTTTCGGCCTTCGGTCGTCCATTGGAACTTGCGAATCCGCGCGAGCTGCGCATCGGTCTGCGGCCCGTGATAGATGACCGAGAACGGTTCGCGGTTCACATACAGGAACGCCCCGAGCTCGTTCTCTGTGATCTCCGACATGCCGAGGTAATACGACGTATCGGATCCCCCGAACGCGGAACCAAGCTCAGGCAACTCTACCGGTTGCCCCAGCCCGAAGTTGCGCACGACTGCCTCGATATCGCCGCTGCCAGCCGCGGAACCCGCGGCCTGGGCGATAAACTTGGCGTTTGTGATCTGCTGTGCGCGCGCTGCAAGCGCCGGCGGGTGAAAGATCGTGTCCAGTTTCAAGAACCGGGGATCCTCGCCGTTCGGCATTTTGAGCGACGCGATATATGCGATCGCCTTCGCAATGTTGGCGACCGCCTCGTCGACTGTCACCGCGCCCACGTGAATCGGCAGTGCCCCCGGATAGATCCCATCGGCCGCGCCGGTGAACAGATTTCGAAACGTTCCGAACTTCGGCGCATACGGATTTATCGGGTGTGCGAGGCTAAAAAAAGCCTCGCCGTCGTACGTATCAGGGTTCGCCCTCAGCGCAGCGGCAACCATCTTTTGCGGCCAATACGCTGCATACGCTCCCATTTGACGCGACCAATGCGCAGCGGCTTGGACGCCGTTGCCGTCGAGGTCGTCGAGCTGTTCCTTGTGCATCTCGAGGCCAGCGGCCGCGTTGAGGTTCTCGACCTCCAACGTGTTCGACACGATGTCGTCGAACTCGACGTTACCGCCCTTGCCTGTTCGCTGAATCTTGGCTGAATCTAACAGCCAGTTGATCCGCTCCTTTTTCGAGCTACTGGGTATCTCTTTCGCGATCTTCGGCCACCAAACATTGGAGTTGAGCCGTTGGAACTCGCGCGACGTAATCAGTCTCATGTTCGACTCGAGATCGAACAGGAACTCAGGTGTTATCGCAGCCATACAGTCTGTCCCTTTCGCTAGTGTTGCTTAGCCGCGCACCTGTCAGGCCGACGCCGGAGCGGTGCAAACCATTACGGGAACACGCACGTTTGCGACTCCCGCCGTGAACGCGTCAACGATCCGATCGTGTCGGAGCGTTTCGGTTGCCTCGAGAAACAAGGCCTGCAACTCAGTCACGGTGTCGACCTTGTCGCCGATGGTTCCCTTGCGAACGCCTGCGGTGAGCGCAGCCAGCAAGGTCGCGCTGATCAGATCGCCCTTGGTCGAGTAGCCTGTGCGGCTGCTGGACAGCCCGATCGACGCGTTCGTGCCGCCGGTAAACGCGGTCGTCACATCCCAATAGGGCGCCGCTACCAGCTTCAACACGAAGCCCGCCGGCGTCGTGAAGATCGCCGCTGCATCCGCCGTGGCGAACGTGATCGGGATCACCATCGTGAAGGATTGATCCGCACGAATCCAACGGCCCGAGCCAACGGCCGGCGTTGCGACGAGGTTCTCGGTTGTATCAGCCGCTGTGCTCGCCGCAGCAAAACGCCACTGCGAACCATCCGCGCACACCAAGACGAGCTTACCGTTAGCGCGCGACGCCGCCGGGATCGCCTTGAGTGCAGTCATGTCGGCTACGACGCCGCCGAGAATGCTCGCGCCTTGGCCGCCGGTCGGACCGGTTACCGCATTGCCTGCGAGAACGAGAACGCCCTTGACCGAATCCACTCCAAGAATACGCCCGCCTTTTGAGTGGCCGGTCGCGTCCATGGTCATGGTCGTGTCGTTCAGGATGTAGATCTCGTTGAACGTGTCGGCCTCGACGGCCGGCGTTCCATCCGTATCGTTGTCCCACCATGCGGCGCGAATCTCTTGGAACAGCTCGACGTTGACGAGCTTGGTTCCGTCGCCGGTGAGATCTTCGAGAAACCATCCGATCGGGATCAGCGTCGTCGACGCCTTGCCCGCAACGACCTTGCCGGTTGAGGTGTCGCCGCAAGCAAGCTTGCCTTTCTCGGCGACCTCACCGTTAGCCAACTTGAACTGATGTCGACCCCAGTTGGCGGGGGTTTTCATTCGGCCTGTGACTGTCATGTGAGTCTACCTTTCGTCTGACTGTTGTCGGATCACTCGTTAGGAGCCGAGCAACGCTCAGCCGCGAGGTTTGGCGACCGCGGAGCGAGCGCCGAGCGTGAGCTTGTAGGTCGAGCTCTGGATCTCAGAGCCGCGCTCAGTGAGTCCCATGGCAGCGTCTAGTCGCGCCTTATCAGCCGCAGGCAAGCGAGACACCGTGCCCTCGCCTTGCGACTGTCCGCGCGTAGCAGCGACTTGCGTCGACGCCGCTGCGCGCATGCCAGGGTGAGCGATCTCCTCGCGCGCGTCGTCGGCTGCTGCTGCTGCGCGTACTGGCATCTCCTTTACGATCTCTCGCACCGTTTTCATGTCGGCCTTTTGCAAGGCCTTGACGAGTGCGGGCTCGAAGTCCGGACGCGAAGCGATCAGCCTGCGGCGCTCCGCCTTGACACGCCGTGCATCACCCTCGGCGCGGAGCTTGTGCACTTCGGCGAGTGCGCGCGCAGCGGTACTCGCTGCCTTCGCAACTTCCGAGCTCGCCGCGGGTTCCTCGCCCTCGGCCTCGGCCTGCTCGCCGCCCTCACCTTCCTTTTTCTTGGGAGGCGTGGCCGGCGCTTCGTCGCCGCCCCCTTCGTCACCGCCGCTCTCAGCTTCGGGATCCTCGTCGTCGCCCTCGCTTTCGGGCTCGGGTTCCTCCATGGCAGCGAGCGCGCGCTTTGCAGCTGCAGCGTTCGCGTCGTCGCCTTTGGCGGCCTCCTCGAGATTCTCACGCGCCTTTTCGAATGAAGTTGCAGCCATGGTTGTGCCCTTTTGCTTGCCGCTCGCGATATTCGCGAGCAGGTCGTCGAATGATTGAATCGCGTCGGCCAGACCCGCATTGATCGCGGCTGCACCGTGAAACACCTGTCCGTCCCATGCCTCGATTAGCTTCGTGTCGATTCCGCGCATCGTGGAAACGAGCCCGAAGAAAACAGCGGCGAGCGAGTCGACCATCGTTTGTGTGCGCTTGATCTCGGCGTCGGTAAGCGGCGCGTCGGGATTGCCGTCGGTCTTGCTGCTACCGCTGCTTATGAACGCGATGCGCAGTCCTCGAGCTGCGTTCGCCTGCGAGTAGTCCGAGCGCTCGGAGTACACGCCGATCGAGCCGACGAGCGCTGTCTCGCTTAGCGTGATCGTGCTCGCCGCGGTCGCGAGACAGTATGCGGCCGAGGTCGCGCGGCCCTCGACGAATGCATGCAACGGTTTGCGCGCTGCAGCGCACATCGCGCGAAGCTTGCGCGCGCATTCGACCATTCCCTGTGCATCGCCGCCGGGCGAGTCGAACCGCAGAACGATCGCAGCGGCGCCGCTCTCGCACGCCTCAGCTACGCGCGCCGTGATTGCGTCGTACGAGTCGCACCATCCGGAATCGTGGTGATCGATCGGGCCACAGATGTCGACGATCATGCAGCCGCCGATCTCCTCGTTGGCGCGATCCTCGGGCACCATGAAGAAATCGAAGAAGGCGCGCGGCTCGAGTGCGAGCGGCCCGCGGCGCTGATACTGCTGTGGTGGCAGCTTGCTCGATCGTTTCATGCGGCAGCCTCGTCGAGCTCGTCCTCGTCGTCGTAATCGTCGAGGTCGTCCTCGTTCTCGTTGTCGACAACCACGCTGAGTTGTGGCCGCGCGGGTTGCTGTTGTGCCGACGGCGCGTCGACGAGCCCGCCACTGTCTGCGATCCCGTCGCCGTCGGTGTCTCCAACGATCGGCACCGAGTAACGGCTACACAACACAGGCGCGTTGAGTTGCAGCCCGTGTGCGGCGAGCGCTTCGGTCAGCGTCTTGATCGCCGATGCAACCGTGACCATCGACTGTGCTTCGGAGTTGCGATCCTTGGGCGGCGTAACGTCCCATTCGACAATGACCATGCGCGTGAGCGCGTTCTCGAGGCCGACGACCGAGATCGCATACACCGGTATGCCTTGCGTGTTGACCGTGTATGCGAGGCCCTCGGCCGTCTCCTGGATCAGGTCTGCGCGGATCGTTTTGTGAACGTCGGAGTTTTGGAACCCAGCGCCGCCGTCGACCGTCACGGTCTGGCCAGCAATCGAGATCTTGATCTCCTCGTTCTGGTCTTTGATCGTTTGTTCGAACGATTCGTATCCGCGTCCGTTCGACTCTAGGAGCTTCACCTCATACCCAGGTGTTAGCCCAAACACGGTATTGACGCCCCAGGCCATGACCTTGCGGAACATGGATTGCTTCTGCGCTTCGGTGCTGCCTTGCGGCGCATACGCAACGCGCGCGGGGTTGGCGAGCTTGGCCTCCCACGCATCCTTATGCAGCGATGCGTGTTGCTTACGAATGTAAGCCTGGCCTACTGCGCGCCAGATCCCATGCTGCCACGGCGCAATGCGACCGCCGGGACAATGCAGAATCCATCGCCCGTCACCCGGCGTGATCGGCAAGAATCCGACGGCGCTTTGATAGTACCAACGGTTTTCGTTCCATCGGTATACGAGGAACTCGGGATCGAGCCGCACGAACACCGGGAAGTCTCGACCCTCGACCGGGACGAGCTCGCCGACGCCGACGCCGAGCAATAAGCCGTCGGCCGCAAGTAGGGCGAGCTCGGTCGACGGAAACATTTCATCGAACACGCTGCGCACTGAGTTGTGGCCGACCTCGAGTTGCTTGATCAGCTCGGCGTCGCCGCGAAACTTTTTGGGCAACCGAACGAGGCCACCGGTTCGCGTGCTGAGGACGCCAGACACGATCCCGTCCTTGCGCGCCGCACGCATGAGACGTGCAGCGCCGGCGAGAATCCCCGCGTCGGCGCTAATCTCAGCCGCCTCGAGATCGGACAAAAACCAACGCGTCTGTGTGTAACTCGGGATGCTGAGTTGCCCGCCGAGATCGCGGCGCAGCTGTTCGACCTCAGGCGAGTCGAGGTCGTATCCCGCTATCGGCGGTCGCTGATAAGCCGATCGTCCGAGCAGGATGCTGGAGATCTGGCTTGCGACGGCGCTCGTTAGGCCCACGCACGCGAGTCAGCCACGTGTCAGTCAGCCAGGCGCGGAACTTGTGTCACGCGCGATATGTGGACGTGTAGACGCCGCCGGGAACCTCCCACGATCCCTCAGAGATCCCATAGTTGATCCGCAACGCGTGCCGAGCGTGATTTGATGGCGTCGTGTGGCCTGAGGCCCATTCGCTCACGCGGGACGGGGCGACGCCGCACCGTGCCGCGACCTCGCGCGCGGTCGTGCGCTGCAACACCGCGAGTAGCGATCGACGGCCTCGCGTTACGTGTGCCACGCGTCGCTCCCCGCGTAGGGATCCATCACCCGCTCACTGTCCTCGTCGTCGTCGTCGCCCGAATCTCCGCCGGACGACTCCGACTCGTTGAGCCGAAGGCTGAGTGGCTCCCAACAACTCAAAACGGTGGCGTCGTATTCGTCGGGCGATCCGCCGAGGAGCTTACGCAGCTGTTCCTTGGGTAGGAGCTTTTGCTTGCCGTTGGTCGCGTACTTCCATTCGAGCGCGTGCAGCTGTTTTTCGAGCCGAGCGTTTTCGACGATGGCGCCGCCGTCGAGTAGCCAGCTGTTGAAGTTGCCGCACAGTAGGTCGCGCATGCGGTCGTAGATCTCTCCCTGCCGCACAGCCTTGTCGGACGCGCGCACGCCGACGAGCTCGAACGCGCTGGGATTCATCTCGACGTAATTCTTGAGCAAGCCGTAGATCTGCGAGCCGATGAGGCCCTCGCGATCCACGACCACGACGGCGAGCTCGCGCGGGAGCTTGTGCGTAGCGACGATTCCGATTAGCCGCACGAGGTGCGCCTCGGCCGTGAGTCCGCGCTCGCTCACGAGTTCGAGCTGTTTCAGGCCGCGCCGCACAGAGAACGCCGTCCGATCACCAAGCCCGCTGTCGCCGGCGGGATCGACGCCGACAAAAAGTCGCCCCGCCTCAGGGGTCTCGGCCCATCGCGCCTCGGCCTCGCTGATTCGATGCAGCGAGAAAATCTTACCCTCCTCGGCGATGGCGTGCTCGCCCTTCACACGCACACGGTATAGCGAGCTGTTCTCGCCCCATTCGCGCTTTTTTTCCTCGACCCATTCGTACTCAGCGAGCCCCGGGATCACGACGCGCTGTTCGACGACGTTCGGCGTTTCTTCCGAGCTCACGCGCAGCGTCTTGTACAGCTCCGACTTGCTGTTGAATGCGTCGAAAAACTCACCGCTGTTGCGCGTCCCGTTGCCGAACATGACGATGCGCGCGCCGCCGGCGCGGTTGCCCTCGATCGCCTCGAATATGTCATCGCCGACGCCGGACGCCTCGTCGACGATGTAAAGGAGATTCTTGCCGCTGATCCCTGCGACGGCCTCGGCTTCCTTCGCAGTGAATCCGACGATCTCGCGAAAGTCGTATGACTTGAAGCCAGTGCGCGCGAGCTCGCCGAGATCGCCCTCGATCAGCGTCGAGTGCTCGCACGGGCGCGGTATCAGATAGCCGTCGGGATCCTTTTCCTGACAGTCGACGCAGCGCCCGCCGCGATAACGCATCATGCGCAGCTCGCGCCAAAGGATCTGGTCAACCTGACGCGACGTCGTCGAGGTCATGACGACGCGCGCGTCAGGGAACGAGCAGTAATACCAAAGTGCGATCCCCGCGGCCGTGTGGCTCTTGCTGATCTTGTGGCCGCTGCAGATTGCGACGCGAGGGTAATCGCGTACGGCCTCGATCATTTCGATCTGTCGCTTCCACGGTTTGACGCCGAGGACGAGGCGAAAGAATTCGACGGGCTTCGCGCGGTAGAGGTCGCTTGGGAAGCGCACACGCGTCGACAGCGTGCGTTCGAGCAAGATCTGTTCGCGCATCTCGCCGGCGAACGTGAGCCGCTCATTCGGTGGGCGCTTTGCTTTTTTCCGATCGGAGACTTCGCTCGCGATCGATGTCGTCATGCGCTCGGCTGCTCGCTCGGCTCGGGCACAGGCTCGACGACTGGCGGCACTGACGCCGCTGGGCCTGATCCCGTTGGGATCGACTTGGGCATGATCCCCGCGAGATCCGCGTGCAACAGCTTCGCGCACTCGGTCGTGAGCTCGACGAGGCGGTCCTGCTCACGCACGACCCGATCGGCGGCGACGCGTGCCTCGTCCCTCAAAGCAACTGCGCGCTGTGACTTCTCGCGAAGCTCAGCGCGCAGGGATAACAGCGTTGATCGGCAGTCCTCGCGCTCGGCGAGCTTTTCCTCGAGCTTGGTCGTCATCGTCGACACCTTTCTGTGACTCTCACGAGTTCCTTGGTTGCGGCGGCCTGGGCCTCGAGCGCGCGCGTCATACGCTCGACGAGCTGTCGATCGAGTGCGGGTTGCGACGCGTCGGCGTGCGTCTGACAGTTTGAGGCAAACACGAACGCGAGCGAAAAGCCAACGATGGCAGCGGCGGCGACTTGCGCGTTGAATCTCACTGGCACACCCCGACCTGAGCGGTTGCACTGCCGAGCTCGCGCCACTCGCAACGCGCACCCTTGACGCACTGGATCGGCTGATTGCAGTTGTAGGTCACGCTACCTTGCGCTGTCGTCGCCTTCCAAGTCAGCGTCCAGCTCGGAAAGTATTGCGCCCAATGACCGCCACACTCGATCACCTGACCGCCGTAGGTTTGCCCCGCGTTGATTCGACACTTGGTCGGCGCCATCGGCTCGGGCGCGGGCTCGGTGTGAGGGGCTGGCGTCGCTGGCGTCGGCTGCATGGCTGGAGTCGTTGGCGTCGTGGGGAGCGTCGCCGGCGCGGGATCCGAGGACGGCGGGGGGACTTGAGCTTGCGACGGCTCGGGTGCGCTCGGCACAGCCGCCGCGGGTTCCTCTTGTGGCGCAGCTGGCATCGCGACTGGCGCGGGTTGCTGCTCAGGCTCTGTCACCGGTGACGCGACGCCGGCATCGACCGCGACCGCGCTCGCCGAGCTGTCGTCGACGTCGACGTCGGACACTTCGGCGGCACACGCCGGCAAGATTGCGAGGAGTGAAAGTACAACGAGGTTTCGCAGAGTGGTCATATATTTAGTATCGCACGATTGGCCGTAACGTTGAGCCGAGCGCAGTCGATAGGGGTTACATCTGTAGACGGTCGAGCTCGTCCACTATGAGCGGCGCGCACCTCGCACACGGTGCGACGCACTTGGCGATCGTGTGCTTCAACGCTTTCCATTTTGGATGTTGGCGTATGATTTCGTCCTCTAGCATCGAGTTCTCTTTCTCCAGCCTCGCGCGCAGCGCCAGCAACTTGGCCTCACTGTCCGCAAGCTTCACGCGCTCGCCCGGCGCGAGGTTCACGGTTTCGGCGGCCACCTGTATGCGGTGTAGCAGGTTGAGGCACTGTTGCAGCGTGTCCGGCATGCGGTCAGGCCTCGGCGGCATAGGTCGGTCGCTCGTCGCCTGGCCCTGTTCGATTCCTTGCGGCAGTTGTGACCACGCATCGATCGGGATTCCGTACGCCGCCATCAGCCGCCGGCGTCCCGCGGCAGTAGGCACGCGTTGCCCCTCGCGCCAGAAAACGATCGTCTGAGGGCTGCCGACTCCGACGGCTTTGGCGATTTGACGCATGCTCCCTGACACCGCGAGCAATAGCCGCTGGCCCTCGCTCGCGATGACCCGTTTAGGGCTGTCAGTCGCCGGTTGTGGACGGCTCGACGTTCGCGCTTTCCCTTGCTTTGCCGCCATGTGCCCCTGTCTACGGGTCAGTTTTTCGAAAAAGCGTCCGGAGTATGCTCACGAG